TTGGTGTTGGATGCCGTTATTTTTCAGCGCAGCGAAAAATGACGGAGGCTCCGACTACAAAAAGTGTCAGGTTCACAGGTTCAGACAACCGACGCCTCTACCTTTGCATCGAAATCTGAAAGAAGGAGATTGGGATTTGGAAGAAAAAAAAGGTTCGCTACGAACACAAAAACACCGCGTAGCGACCTACTCTCCCCTTTAGGGGCTGGGGGCCTAACGTCCGTTGAACGAAGATACGACAGCGCCTGACATGTTGATATCGAATGTAGGGAATTTCTCTACACCGATTGCAAAAGTGTCGAAAGCGTCGGAGCCGTCTGTGCGGTTCTCAAGCTTATCTTCTTCAGTCTCAGCAAGCTTCTCCCCTCGCTTATCTTTCTTACCCATGTACACGCCGGCCGTTTGGATAGAAAGGAGAAGATCAGGGTTATTATCTCTATTGAAAAGTAGCTGATGTTTCGCACGGCCTTGAAACATTCTATTGATGAGCAGCTGCTTCTCAATATGATTCCACTGTTTGCCGATACACACATCATTAACATACCAACCATGCGACTTCAAGCCATTACAAATCACAGCGTGAAAGTCATCGTTGCCGACCGCATAGTTATTACTGATAAAGGTCGTATCATAGTAGAAAACGACCTGTCGATTAGGGAAATATTCGTAATATTTACAGAAATCTTCAACAAGTTGAGGAAGTTTGCGCTCATACTTTACGTATAGCGAATTAACGACACGCGCCTTGCCGTCATTCCCCAGCTGCCCGACAACACACCAGTTAATATTTAGGTTCGCATCAAATGTGATGATGAGCGGTCTATCAGGTTCAAGATCAGCATCCATTCTGCAGTCGACATCCTGAAGCCGTTTGAAATCATAATCAAGGCCGTCGAGATACGACGTTTTTGGCGCAGTGTAGAGATTAGAAGGACGTAAGCAATTATAAAAGCCGTCCATCTGCAGCCCTATACGAAGCCCTAATATTGAGGTTGCAAAGGTGAGTGCAGGCAAGTTACGTTTCTGATCATAAAAGAATTGTTCGCCCAGGATAGCAAGATTTTCGAGGCTCGAATACTCTTTATATAAGGTAAGATGCCTACGCAGCTCATTAATGGTAGACTGCAATTCATTGATTTTTTTTGCGTAATACGCTTGCCTCTCCGGGTATTTAGCTGCAGCTTGCTTGACTTTCCAAATTTGAAAGACGAGTCCCTCGACCACTTCGACCAATTCCGGGTCCATCTGCTTTTCGAAATTCAGGAACCATGATCCTGCTTTCGTTACAGGCATATCAGAAGTTATCGTCAAGCCGTGATGCAGGAAGCAGTTGCCGAAATACATTTCATTACCACGATTAGCCTGAAAAGTTTCATTCTTAAGCTGCTCAAAATCTATGAATTTTGCCTCGTCAATAAGAATAGCATCAAGCGACATAGAGTTACTTGTACCGCTCCTATCTTGCGAGATAAGCGTCACGTATGAACCATTGTAGAACGATACAACATTATCATAGCTTTCAGGCTCCCAAATCGGTTTAGCCCAATTCGACGCCTTAGCCGGGCGATGCCCAACACAATAAAATAAATCTTTCTTATACCCCCAGTTATTCAGGTGCATAAGGATAGAAGGCAAAATATTAGTAAGGCCACGTTTGACTGAGGGCACGACAAAGCCTATCGAGCAGCGAGGCATGAACTGCACAAGGTCAAGCATGCGCTTAGCTTGAATAAGACCCTTGCCGATACCACGGCCGCACACATCAATGAGATTGCGCGGAGACATCGCAAGAGAATAATATTGCGCATCATTGAGATATATTTTCTTCCTGTCCTGTGTCGCCATCTTCGAAACTATTTATATCTTCTTTCACTTCAACAAAATCAGTATATTCCAGATCAGCACCGAACCTTTTCTTAAGCTTAGCAATCTTATCACGAAGACCTTTAACAGGCTTGATGCCGACAACAGAAGGATCATCAGTCGGCTCAATGATAAGCGGTTTAATTTCGCTGTAATCAACAGGAACAGCGTCGATTTCACCAACACGATTGTATTTTGCATAATCCGCATTAGCCTTTTCTGCGGACCGAAAATCTTGCGCAGCCATAGCCTTTTTATACACCTCTTCCGTGCGCTGATTGAACACATGCCGATGCCATTCTTTCGACTCCTTTTCGATATTACCGATTAAGATCTTCAGCAAACGCACATCATCATACGCCTCACGCTGCTTGATATCAGCATTCATATCAAGATCATGTTTCAAGATTTCGCGAGAAGATTTTTGAGGATAATTCAGCCAAAAAGTGTACAACGCCCGAAGACGAAGCAAGCGTTTTACAACGTGTTCCGGCAACATCTTCTCTCGCATCTCATCAATTGAGGCGAAAAGATTAAGTTGATAGTCATCAATATTAGAAGGCAGGCTCATTGTTTTATTGTAAATCGATTAGCATTCTATTCAAGTCAGAGAAACATTGTGTAATAGCAGAAGGAGCGCAAGCTTCAGCAAGTTCGAGGTTCTTGCAGCGCAAGTCATTAGCGGTAACCGACATACCCCTCAAAAATGCAATCCGTGCAGGATTACCTTTTGTTTGAATATCAAGCGAAAAGACGTCTTCGTCAATACCCAAAAGGCACCCAATCTGAGTCGCCGGAGTCAGCTGACGCGCTAACTCTTCTATCATTTTCAACTGCTCTTCTGTATATTCCATTTAATTCACAACTATTATCAATTATATTTTTCAATCCCTCATATAGCGAAAGGAAAATTTCTTGCGATGTAGAGATAATTGTACACTCAGCACGTCCTCCGTAAGTATTATTTTGACTTGAAGCGACCGAAATAGTCTGTCCAGAATCCGTTTGCACAAGCACTATTTTAGAGTGATTCATGGCCAAATAAGCAGCATCAAAACAATATGACATCAGCTGATTGAGCTTGACCGTCTTCTTTGAAGCTTTTAAGTCCGCAACCATTACAGCACGACGAACAAGTCCCTTTTTACGAAGATTAAGAAAGCCATTCAGGAACTCTTCGCTCGTTGAAAAGGTCGATACATAGACATCAGCACGCCCAGTCTGTTCGAGAATCCACCCGAGCAGACCGAGCGTGTGAATGCCAGTACCGAGATAGCACTGCAAAGCAGTACTATTCAGCGGTTTCAGATTCTGTTGTATTTTCTTGCTTATCATCGAAAGAAAGACCTAAGGCAACAAGACTTGCGCGCAAGTCATCACCGATAACAGCACCAGCCTTGCGAATAGTATCAACACGCTGTTGCATCTTCGCAAGCAAATCAGTAAAAGCAGCGCGGTCACTATCAGAAGCACCCTCGCCCTCTACAGCAAGCTTCAAGGTAGCAAGCTTCGATTGATTCTTGCTCAAATAGCTACGTGCAGAATTTACACTGTTATCAAGTGTGTTTTCCGTGTTTTCAGTCGAGGGCGTTGTTGGAGTAGTCGTATCAACAACAGATTCATCATAAGCAGCCATCTGCTTAAAATATTTAGCGTCCATCGACGCGAGCAGCTGAAGCTTATCATAACGCTGACATGAAGGCAAGTCATTCATTGCCTTTAACTCCTCAAACAAGGCCTTGATATCCTTGTAAAGGTTGCCATTGTCAACCCACAGCTGCTGTACCTCTTCAGGCAATTTATCGTGGTCCTCACGACGGCCTAACTGACGAACAAAGCAAGGCTTCTCGCTATCATCAGAGATATTCACTTGAATAGGAATAACAGGCTTATTCTCAGTATCAAGCAAAAGTGCGTCATCATCTGCAGCAGGCTTGCCATTATCGAGAAGTTTTTCAGCAGTCGGAATAACTTCTTTATCAAGGAGATTCACCTCGTCAAGCGTTAAGCCGTCAAGTCGATATTTAAGATGTTGCTTCAGCTCATAAACTATTTTATCAATAATTGCTTCAGGGCGCTGAAGAGACAAAGAGAGAAAGCGAGCATAAGCTTGATTACGAGGTGCTATACGCAAAAGCAAAGATGCACCTGCAGAAGCAGAATCTAAAGGAAGAGGTTCTTGATTCAACCACTCCTGAATTTCTTTTGTAAATTTAGGATCTACGTTCATAATAAATTATTTTAATAAAGAAGGCACGACGGCAAACGCCGGCCGTGCCTTGAAACAGAAGTTATGTTATAAAACAGAGAAGTTTAACCGCCTGGAACACCAGCAGCTGCAGGAGATATCAACTGACCTGTAGCGCCGCTAATTTCGCCGTCATCAGTAACCAACTTGCCCGGATAGAAAGGCAGTGGAACAAGGCTCTCACAAGAAGCCTCTATGCTCGTTTGATTAGCATCATTTGAGCTCTTACCCCACTTCTGCGCGGGCTTCACATTTGTGTGAAAGCCTGGATCACCAATGATGCGTGCCTTGCCGTCGCGTTGGAAAATAACAATGATAACATCATCGTTATTCATCATAGCGATAGTACCAGTTGCCTTTTCAGCAGTACCAGGTATAGGCAGGGTCGCCTTGTTATTGAAGTGGTATGATCCATACGCCCCAACCTGTTCACTTTCAGGCTCCATTTCGTTCGGCATAAGGTCTATGCGATGAAACTTAGCATCCGCAGCAAGGGCAAAGTCGCCGTCGTAAACAGCAACCTTATCAATATCTGTTGCTTCAGCAAAAGGAAGCTTCGGCCACTTTGTTATCTTAGCCTTTTTGATGAAATAAGCCTTTTCAATTGCGCCCGGCATAGAGACCTGACCTTGACAATGCTCGACACTCTTATAGATGTCGGCCATATCTGTACAACTTTTAGCCATATTTTTTAGAATTTAGAGATTAAATATTAAGCCTTGTACTTCGCAACAAGCAAGCGCTCTGGGCTAATAGACTCGAACTGACAACCGAAGAACATCGTCATGATGAACTGCAGTACGAATGGCTTATGCTTTTCAACTGCAACAGTTTCATCCTCACCCATTTGATTGAGACCAACAAGCATGTTGTTCTTTGTTGTCAGATGAATGTAGTCAGAACCACTCTTGTTAGCGAGGGCAACAATTTCGCAACGATTTTCAGACCCCTCAACGAAAGTCTGTTTATACTGCAAGTTGTAAGGGATAGCGCCCGTTACAGTCTTGTAGTCATCGTTGTAAGCGTCGAGCACTGAAGGCGGAACGAAAAGCTTACACTGCTGATCGCGCAAGTGCTCATTAGCAGCACGCCAGATCTTCTTCAACGTATCGACAGCATTCGTCGCGTCAATCTTTGTGACATCAAGCTGCAAGAAATTACCCTTACCAGCTGCGATGTTACCAGCCGTAATTTCGTCCGCGGTAATGGTATCAAAGCCGTTGAAAAGCTCAATCGTCTTAGTACCTGTATCTGAGCGCTTAGCTTTCCAAACACTCTTATACAAGTTTTGGCCCACCTTAGAGGAGAGATAGTTCAGCACAGTTCTTGTGATATCAGTTGTCTTCAACCCCTCACCCTTAGTGAGTGCAGAACCATAGATTGACTGATATACAGAGTTGGGAGAGAAGTTCTTTACTACGCTACCGAAATAGGTGTAAAGCGTACGTGCAACGATGCTTACATCCTCGTCATCCTCTCTATTCTGATCGTAAGGACCAATTTGCATGTCACCGGTCAATTCGCCAACGGTCTCCGAATAGCGAATACCAGTGCGCACGGTAACATGCTTCAAGAATTCACCGAGTGAAAAAACTGGCATCATCAGAATTTCGCGACGGAAAGAAGCAGCACTCTTAGCAAGTGCATCAGGAGTAATAGTTACTTTAGCCATGTTTAGAGATCTTTTACAGTGTTGTACATTTCACGAGCTTTATTGACAAAGCTAAGCTCGTCCTCATCTTCTACAGTGCCAGGAGCGTTGTTCTTCGTTTCTGCACCCGGAGCTTTAGAAAGATTAGATAACTTATCATTCGCTGCAGCGAGGTCGGCATTCGCCTTATCCAACTGCTTTTGCAAATCGTCCTTTGCCGTATTAGCAGCATCAAGGTCTGTCTGCAAAGTTCCAAGACGGTCATCGACAGTCTTAACCTGGTCCTGCGTGAGATTGATAGAACCGTCTTCTGCAGGTGAGAAGCCGTCTTTCACATTCAGCAAGTCCATGACGTTTTTGAAAATTTTAATCATGTTTTTTACAGAATTAGCGGGATTGTTAGAGAAAAAAGCCTTAACCGCCTCCACCGACTTTTGGATAAACGATTTTGTTGGATTTCCTTTCTCATCAACGACCTCATCAGCAGTAGCTGTAGGGAAAGGAGGTAGACCAAATTCTTGAAATATATTGTTATTAAAATGATTGCGGATAGAATTAGCTTTGCGTGCAGCATCATCATCTTCGCGAATCTTATCAATGAGACCGAATTCAAGTGCATCTGAAGGAGAAAGCCATGCCGCCTTTTGCATCTTAGCCATGCAGTCATCGACCGACTTGCCGTTTTTCTTAGCATAGAGAGAAGCGATGACCTTATCTATCGTATTCAGATCATCACGTTCCTTTTGATATTTTGCTATCAGCGCATCAAGCTGCTCCTTATTCGCAGACTGCCATTCCCTCACAGCCGTCGAAGCATTATGAATGAGCATCAAAGAACCGTCGACCATATCAACAGATTTTGCGCCCATAGTTAAGAATGTAGCTGCACTCGCGGTCATACCAAGAATGTGAATGTTCACTTTACCGTGATCCTTAATCATCTGATAGATTTCAAGACCAGCGTCTACATAACCGCCAGGCGAAGAAACTGCGATATCAACTTCTTCGTCTTGGTGTTCATTCAGAAAGTCACGCACCATTTTAGCTGTCGTGCCTCGTTGCCCCGTCCACCAATCAAATGCAACACCTATTTGTCCAGAAATAATGAATTTGTATTCCATATATCGAAAAGATTTAGCACAAAGATATAATATATAATATGTGCATAAAAGTACCTATTTTTTATCGAGAGGTGGTTTGTTGACGGATGAGTACGTTAGAGTATAGGTATTCAGTTGACTATCTGAAGGGCTATCTGGGTGATTTTCAACACGAGTGATGATAGGATAAGGGCGCGTATCAGTACCGACGGCTACACTATCTCCTGCAGAAGTCTCGCACAATGCAATATATCTCTGTGTGCAGTCAATGTCACATAAGGTTGAAAAAACGAGCTTAGAAGTGAAAGATACGCAACCATCATCTATCTTAGAAGATACAGATAATGAGGCTGGTGTTTTGAGGTGTGACAAAGGTTCTATATTTGTCTTAAGAGTTAAAGCAACATGATTGCTGTCAACCCGACGATACTCAGTTATATTTTTAACAGGTATCAACGTAATGCGAATAATTGTGTTTAATTTCATATCTGTTTGCATTTGTTTAAAAAAGTACGTAACTGTATGTATTCGTTGTGAGTGTTCGCGCGCGAAAAAAAAGCAGTATAACGTAGATTTATTTTATTGTTAAAAAATCAAAAAGGACTTTCATGTCTATTCTTTTCGGTCAGATCTATATTATTCTTTATATATGCATTTCGCAATCGGTACCAGCGCTGACGAATTGTATCTGCATAATCTATAGCGATACCATGCTGCTCACACCAGGCATAGATAGCCGTCATCATATTACATCCAATATCGCTCATATCGCCGAGTTCTTTCCACAACGCGCGTTTGAAAAGATACTCACAACATTCCGCAACAGCCTTTTTTCCACGCGGAGTTAAATAGTTATAATATCGTGCAGGCTTGGTACATGAGTCTGGAATAGAAATAGCTGTAAGTCCGTCCTCTTCGACATCAGGGGCCTTATCATCAGGGCGACGCATGACAAAATGATGAATAGTCGAATTTTCGGGCCCTTTGTCGGGGAAGACAGCAGGAGTACCGAAATCGTGTTGAATGAACTGCTGAATAAAAGGTTTAAGTTTGATGTAGACATTGAAATCGCTCATAATTAGGATATTTAATGTCGCAAATATAGTAAAAAAAAGCGTATGTTATACACAAAAGAAGTTGTTTTTCCTTGTATAAAAAGAAAACGACTTGTTATACAGGGATATAGTTTTTTGCTACACACAGCACACACACCTACACACAAAATTATAAGTTACTGATATTCAATACATTATAAATTTATTTATAGATGAATAATGTGTGTAATCTCTATATTTGTGTGTAAATAGAGTAAAATAGCTATAAAAACAGGCCTTGTGTGTGTAAATGTGTGTAAGATGTGTGTAAATGTGGCCCTCGTAACTCATTGATAATCAGCGTGTGTGTGAGTGTGTGTGCCGTGTGTAATTCGTTGTTTTTTCAATCGAAAAGACGAAACACACACAAGCAAAAAAAGAGGACAGCGTTTCACAACGCAGCCCTCTCGATAATCTTAATTATAACGTTAAAAAGTATGTATAAAAAAATAACTCTCTAATTCCTTTTAGAAGTATTTATATATATCACTTAAAAGTCATCACTATTCTTTCTCCTACCTTATGCCGTAAATAGGTAAGACTATCTACATTGAATACTCGTACACCATTTTTGTTTGCGACATAGAATTTCCACTCAGACGGAATATATTCAGGCTCGGGCATATGAGGAGTTGGAACGATAACTATTGCTTCTTGCACTGATTGTACTTTTTTATCATCCATGTGACCCGGCACATACTCCTTGCAAACAAGAAAGCCTTTAAATTGATGAGTACAGCCTACTAAAATAGCTAATAAGCTGATAGAAATAAAAAGTTTCTTTTTCATAATTCTTCTATTTGTTTTTCTAATCGTTCAATACTTCTGTCTACTGCTTTCGTAAACTCTTCGCGCAGGATTTCGGGCATCATTAATCCGTCATTCTTCCATCTTTGTTTGTCAGGTGTGAAAAATGACCACCTTTTTTGGGCCTCTTTTTCCATCGTGTCTTTAATTTCTTGTACTTTTTCGAGTTCGTACAATAAATATTTTGCTTGTTCTGCTTTCTTTTTGTCCATACTATTTACTTTTTACGTTTCTTCTTTCTCTTACTTGCGTAGGGTGTTGACCCTGCGCGTGATTTGCCTTGATGACGATTCCACTCTTTTAGTTTGTAATTTAAGCCCTCTAACATATTCTCTGTATGCAATGCTATCTCTTCAGCAATTTTATTTAATTCTTCCATAGCTTTTATTTTAATTATTAGATAATACACATAAAATCAATATGTATAAAACCATGATAATAAACAAAATCATAATACTCGTTTTAGATATACTAATTCAAGACTATACGCTGCCACCAACGGATTGCTCTCCCATGTACCTTTACCACACACTTTATCAATAAGTTCTGCAAATGCTTCGCGTGGATATAGATATAGGAGCGAAGAGTTTTCAAAAGCATAGTGTATAAAATTTACTTGCTTAATACCCTCACGTAGGCACTCTTCGTCTGAGATATCCTGTAGGCGTTCTAATCTTACGTTAATAAATTTGATGTGATGTATCATAAAGTCAGCTCTTACAAACATTTTGTTTTTATATCCAGCCGAAGTATCAAGACCACCACCAACACTATCCAAAGCATTGCACCACCACTCGTTTGCTTGAGCCTTTCCGTACTTCTGTTCTAATTCATCAAAGATGTCATTGTAGCTTTGTGCTATTGCCAAAACATCGCCAACCTTATAAGGTAAATGTTTCTTTGTTTCTTTCCAAGCACCAAGCGGCGTTCCCTCTTTCAATATCCGCCGTGTCATTGTCTTTGTTCCGTCAAGAACCGCCTTTGTCAGGCAGAACTTATCATTAAACATTATCTTTTTCATATTATATGTATTGTGTTATTGTGCTGGAGGGAAAGGCAGTGCTCCCTCATTCATATCATCATCTTCACTATCACCGCTCGAAAGCGAAGTTTCTAAGTTCAAATCAAATTTACTATTCAGAAGTTCATAATCGAAACACAAAGGATTGTCGAATTGCACAAGTTCACGACTTCCTCCATTCTCACCGCATGCATACTTCTTCTGCACCTCGCCGTCAATGATGAGCTTAAAGCGTTCGGACCCTTTCTTTTTACCTAAATAGCCCGGAGAAGTCTGCAAATAGAACCTGATACTGCGCTCATTCATAGCCTTTGAGTCTGTCATCTTAGCTGCTTTTTTGAACTGCAGAATAATGCGTTTAGGCCGAATAAGAAGTATAGCTGTTTTCTTGTTGAAAAGGCGATTATCAAGGATATTCGTAGAAATAGCATCAAGATATTTAATCTTGTAATCGCCCTCGTCATAGATCATGCCACTCTGGCTCATGTACTGGAATATATCCCAGAAATTTCCCATTTCGTTCGATGAAGCGCATTCCTGGTTCTGTAGACGAATACCTTCAATTGTAATATTCTTCATTTCCTCATAACTCCAAGGCAGCGACATACAGGAAAGGAGGCACTTATAAGAAGTGAGCAATACTGCCCAATCTCGCCAGATACGGTCTTCAACTTCGTTGCCTTGAATACCGAGCGAAAGGTCATCACAAACTAATTTGTAAGCATCATGAAAAGCGTTCTCGAACTCGGGACGATGAGAAAGAATTTCATTTGTAAGATGACTAACGCCCATCTTACGGATAGCGGTCAGTTCGTTGAATTTCACCTTTGCATCTCGATCATGTACCGTCTGCGAGAAAGTAAGGTAAATCGTACGACTGAACAAAGCGACGTCAACGGTAGGCATTTCCTGCCCTGAAAGGATGACAGCAGAGTCAACAGAAGTAATCTCACGCTTTTTGTCGAGGTCCATATTCATACGACTACGTCCAGTGCCGTCGTACAGACCTTTTAAGAATTCAATTTTGACAGGGTCAATGCAATTCTTATACTCATCAATGTGCACGAGTGCATTACTACATTGAGCAATTGCATCAGCTAAAGCAGCTATCGTCGCATTCTGAATATTCAACGGAGTATTATCTGCAATGAAGAAACTCATCAACGTATGCCCGAGTTCCGATTTACCTGAGCCCTTGGGGCCAAAAAGGTTCAGAATAGGAAAATTCTTTGTGAAGCTTACAACAATATCCCTGAAGAGCGTTGCAAAAAGGAACATGACACCCACCTTTGCATTAGTACCGAATACATCAGACATCATCTTGCAGTAGTTAGG